AAATTCAAGATAAACACCATTAGTTAAAAAGTTAGGATATACCTTCTTATTTTCAGCAAAAATACCACAATGAATAGGTAAGGTTATTTTCGCTGGGATAAATTCGGTTGTATTGTCAGCGTCAGAGGTTTTATCTGGAGCGTCGGCAGAACCAGAATTTACACATTTCATGTAAGGTGAATATATATAATCATTACAAACCGAACGAGTCGTCCCTTGTGTGCCTCTGGTGTTAGGGACCCACTGACCCGCACCCTCGGTTAAAGCCCGCTTTCTCTGGATTACTTCGTCTTTTTCAAAACCATACTTAACCGAAACATAAGACGCATATTCAGTATTTTCTTCAAGAAGGGTTTCACGATTACCAGCATACACTCTCAACTGAGAGAATAAAGAATTAGCACCAATTTCTCCGTCAAGAGTAAGACGGGTGGTTGTAATATCGGCAGCCGAAAAATCACCCGAAATTAGAGCGTCAAATTGTAAGAAGGTGTCTTTACCAGAAAAGAACTTAACAGAAGGAGGTATGTAAATACCGATTGTCTGGTCTTGTGAAAAGTCCAAACCATTTTCAGCAGAGATACGAATATCAGTTTGACCTATATTAATTTTGCCCTCGCTTTGAAAGAAACTCATTTTTATAATATGACTTATAAAAAAAAATGAATGGTAAAAAAAACCAAAAAGGGGTCATGTCTTTGAGAACTTAAATTCGTCGATCTTTTTTGTATCTCTATTTTAATCCAAAATGGCTCAAACGATTTTTTATTTGTTCTTTATTTTATAAATTAATCCAAATTGACATTCATATAAGGTTGTTAGTGTCAATCTGGATTACCACCATTTACCCATATCTCTCTCCTCTTTTTTTTTAACCAATTCAAGAATTTCTTTCACCTCTGCCCGTAGTTCTTTCACACTTTTTACCAGTCCTTCTGTAGCCTCTTTAATATCTTCAATATTCTTTTTATTTTCAGCGACCTTATGATTCTTAATTTTATCGTCCCCTATTGTATTTAAAAATCTATAATTACTCGGGATCATTTTACTTTAAAATAGAAATAAAAAAAATCTTATTTATAAATATAAATGTCTAATCCTTATGAAGAACTACAAATATTAGAATGTAATAATTTATCTTCAGTTGAATATAGAGGAGGCAATCAAGACAGCCCCGCAATATTTACAAATAAAATGGGTTCAGTGGTAGAATTAAAAAGAGGTGATAAAGTATCAGTTGATAAAGCCTTTATAAATGAGAAAGGTTGTGGTCTCCCTCAAGGGATAGAAGTTAAAGGTCAAAATCTACCATTTAATAAAACATACACATTTACAGAAACCAAATCGGCTGGTTTCAATGATAGTTATGATAAACTTGAACCCTCTATTTATATGGAGTGTAAACCTAAAGAAATAACAAAAACCTTAAGAGACGATACTATGAATATTGAATTGAACTTTTATAAAAATGTAAATGGTGAAAATTATTTTTATCTCCCTAGAAGGTTCGCACACGAAGATCAAGTGAGGGCAACACCTAGCAACGCAGACAAACCTATCACCAGTAATGTAGCCAAAGCCCATTTACTATGGGACGATATTGATAGTGTAGCAAATGGTAGGGTATATTATCCAGTGGCTACGGCTGGTGGTGATAAGAATAGTTTATGTGAAGCCGATTACTACTGGATTTTTGACGGCACCACTGACGCTGGATATAAAGACGGAGGCAAGGAGGGATATTACAAACCCGTAAACGACGGGACAAAAATGACAATTTTAAGAAGAGAAATTAATGTTTTCAATGGTGGAGAGGTAGACTTACCAGACGACCTCGCTGGTGGTGGGACTACTACTGGAGAACAATTATGGGACGATTTAGCGTCGGGAACATATTCAGATCCAATTCATGCCTTTGATTATCATTTACTTCAAGACCTATTAGAAATAAAAATTGATAAAGGTTATAATTCACCCGAAGATATAGCATTAAAAATTACCGAACAACTTCAAGAGGCTCAAGAACCAGAAGCCTATTATGTTGAAGATACTGGAGATACACCACACCTTCACGAAATTCTAACTACAACTGATACAAATACTTTTAAGGCTATGAATTGTGCGTGGATAGGAGGGACATTGAAAGATAATTTTGACGAATATATGAAGAGTATAAACGACCAAGACCCAGAAAAGACAATTAACTATTTTAGTTCATTTCAAAATATAGGGGTTAAGAGACCAGACTTATTTATATTAGGTAGAAAAATAAATGCGTGGAACGAGCAAGTATTTATCAAAAATACAATAGCAAGAACAGACCCAGCAGACGGCAACACAACTGATCCAATTATTACCTCGTGGGAGTGGGAGAGCAATGAATTAATAGAACCTTTATTGAAAAAATTATCTGCGTTATTTATAGCCCAAGAAACCTACCCAGAATTATTTAAAGATAATAATACATTATTCGGCGACGAATATGAATTACCAGCACCAAAAATTAATGTCAACACAGCGAGGTTTTTACATATGAATCGCTACAACAACGCACAAGGAGATATAGACGATAGGTTAGGATATGATAATAAACTTGACAAGGGGGCTAATCGTTGTAGTATCCCATTCTTTTTCAAATATGATAAAACATTTGAAGGTAAAATGACGAATGGTTTAGACCTTACTCGTCTGGCTTATGGTTTCGGTTCAAAGACTAAACTAGCAGACGGCAAATATTATTTAACATTACACCCAGAATTAAATGACGGAATGTATCCTTATATTTTTCAATATCAACCAGCCAACACTATTACCGCAGATACGACGCTGATAGGGTGGGACTGGAACTTCAACGCATATTCAACCCTAGCAATCTCTTTATATAGTGGTTATGAAAAATATACCTATGACGGCTTGACACAACCCGGAGTTGTTAATTTTGAATTCACAGACGCAGATGTCCCAAAAAATATTGATAATATAGCGAATGTCTTGTCAAGAGTTTATGTCGGTGCGAATAATAGTGCGGTAGAATATAGTGATAGTCATTTTCAATTTAAATATTTACATACTGCCGAAAATGTGGGGCAATCTTACGACGCTGGAAATTCGGCTGTTGATAGTGATAAAAATATTGTTGACCCTATTATTGCTGACGCTGGAGAAGAATGTTATAAGATAAATAAAAGATTAGAGTTATGGAATTATTGTCCCGATATGAGACCCTATGAATTAACTGAAACAATCATTAATATAGCAACTAATCTGGCGGTTGACAATTTAACCCCTCTCGGTGTCGGAGAACCAGAAAAATTATCACACATAAATAAAAATGACCCATTATTAGAACAGAAGATAAAACCACTTAATAAATCAATATTACCATTTTCAGTTATGGATAGTCATTGTGGGGTGGTATTATTAATGGGTAATACCTTTGATAAGGAAAACTGGAGAGAAGGTCTATCTGGTGTATTAGGGTTTACATATAACCAATTTAACCCAGAGATAGTTAATGACTCAAATAATCGCAACGCGAGGATAGAATATTCAAATATAAATAAATTAAAATATCTTACAACCAATAGTGAAATAGTTTCAACAGACGCCAAAAATTATGTAATGAATAGGTGGGGGGCGATAATGTATTCTACTCAAATACCTACACCTTTACTTATAACTGGCTGGGGACAAAAGGGAGCCAATACTGAAATCAATAGAGACTTTCACGCTGGGTATTTATATCCTCCTATTGTAGAACAGACCCAATCTATCCCAGTTAATTCTCAAGAACTAGCCCGAACAATGATAAGACCATACTATTCTATTAGGAGTGATTTAATATTACAAGAAAGTAATAAATACCACGGCTCACTAGATAGTGGAGCAAGACTACCAATCATAGCATTAATTAATAAAGAGAATGGTGACGGGGACTTCTATTTTGACGGAGGAGAGTTTGAATTCACAATAACAAATGATATGAATATTTCTTCAATAACAACTTCAATCCACGATCCAGACGGCTCACTAGCAAATCTTAATAATGGTTCTGGTATTGTTTATAAAGTATCAAGAATTAAAAATCTTGATATGTCTATTATTCAAGAAATTCTTCAAGAAAAAAAATAATATTTATTGTATAATGGATTTAGAACTTGACGCAAAAAATATTCTTGAAATTAAAATTATCAAGACATGTATTTGTGAAAGTAGTTATTCAGCCCCAATGAAAAAACAATTGACCGAATTTTTAGAAGATATAGTATCTTGTATAAATAATGAAAATAAGGTTGAGGTTAATATTGTAATTGAAACAACAGATACAAGTTCAAGTGAAGAAGAAGAAAAATGGGAGGACTAAAATGGAGATAGAAAAAGATCGACGAATTCAATCAAAATATTTAATTGTTTGTAATAAGGTATATTCTTTATGATTCTTTTTATTAACCTTTTTATTTAAGAATATGTAATGTTTGAGATAATTCAAAACATTAAGATAATCTCTCTTGTATTTAGTTTCTAACATTTTATACTTATAGTTGAGAAAAATAATATTCTGTAAATCCTCTGGAATATTTAGTGATTGTATCATAAGTATTTTTTTATACATTATTAATAAATGGAGAAAAAAGTTTTATACAAACCTTTTAAGAGCAAAGCGAAGAACAAAAAATATTCGGTATATGTTAAAGGACCAACTGGTAAACCAAGACTAATACATTTCGGGGATAATAGATACGAACACTTCAAAGATAAAATAGGTGAGTGGTCTCATTTAGACCACGGCGACCCCCAGAGAAAAAAGAATTATTATTCAAGACACGGCAAGGCTACTTCAAAAGATACACCGAAATACTGGTCTCATAAAATATTGTGGTAATCCAAATCGGCACAAACGATTTTATTATTTATTCTCATTAATCCAAATTGACATTCATATAAGGTTGTTAGTGTCAAAATGGATTAATCTATAATTATGTTATTAATAATAGCCCAAATACTCCATAAATCTATTATTATGTGTTATTTTAGTTAGTTTTATGGTCTTTTATGGTCTATTTAGAAATAAAATTATAATTTTATTTGTGGTTTAGGGTTATTTAGACATAATCCTTGATTAATGGAGAGAAAATATATCATTTTTACACACATTTTTAGATTAATAGTTAAAATTATAGGGGTATACCTCATAATTTTCAAATCCTACGATAAAAACATTTTAAATTAAAAATAATTTATTATAGAAATACAAGAGAAAAAAAGATCGACGAATTTAAGATTATTTTTTTATTTTCTTTTTCCATTCATTAAATAATTTATTATAAAAATCCAAAAATATTGTGCCGTCATTTTCGTCGCTGGCTTCTTCTATTGCTTTATCACCAGAAGGTTTCTTTAATTGTTTCAACATATACTTCGCCACCTCTCTATCGTAATAATCAACATTACCTTCTAAACCTTCAACACCATTTTCTAATACCTCTCTAATATCGTTTTTGTTTTCTTCATAAGAAATAACTCGGTCTCTTGTCATTCTACCTTTATCAATATTTTTCATTAATGTAATTATTTTTTTATCTGTCATTGCCATGGGTTTACTTTCCTCCTTCTTATCTTTCAATCCATATTTATTTGTGGATAAATTACCATTAGGTAATCTAAACTTAATAAATAATTGTATGAGTCTATTTTCTTTTGTCCCCATTTCTTTATCTTTAAGTTTCCTAACAACATTATTTATTTGAACATCAAAGACGGGTCTTGACGGATCTTGTAATAATATAAACTTACCCTCTTTGTCTATGACCTTATCTTCAATCGCTTTGTCCCTTGTCTTCTTATCTTTCCAAGTATATTTATCCATTGCTTTATTAAAGGTTTCAGTCCACTTTTTTTTCTTCTCCACTTCTAGTTGCTTTCTTCTTTTCGCAATCTGTTCTTTTCTTGCGTCTGTTGTGAGCGGTGGTGGTTTCTTTTCTGGTGGTTTCTTTTCGGCTTCACCCTTTCCTTTTATTTTAAATTCGTGGGCTTTCGTTTCGCATTTATTTTTTTCTTAAGTTCTTCTATCTCCATTCGTAATGCTTCAATGATTTTATCTTTCTCACCCTCCTTCTTCATTTTTTCTTCACGGGCTTTTTTTCTCTTGTCCTTTTCTTGTTGACTTACTTCTTTCGGTGGTTTAAGTTTCACTACTTCTGGTCTCCGTTTCATTTTCTTACCAGATTTAATATGTCTTAATTCTGGTGGAGAGGTGTCTTCATTTACTTTGTAGCCAGCCTCTTTAATTATTTTTATAATATTTTCTCTTGATACTTTACCCTTCGGTAATTTCAATTTCATTAATTCGTCATATGATTTAATCATTCGTTTAAGTTCTGGGACAGACAACATTTTATAACATGTATTGATAAATTATTTTAGACAATCAAACACAAAAAAAGGATTTTCTTTTGTATTTCTTTCTGTCCTCTAATCTCTTTAATTTTTTCTCCAACTTTTTAATTCTTTCTCTTTTTTGAAATATTAAAGTTGATCTTGATATAGTATCACAGCGATACATTCTTACTCTAATCTTCTTATCAAAGATTACCCGACACTTCGTATTTCTCATAGAATTATTTTCTATATTATAGTATAAATAAATAAATGCCGAAAAATAATACCATAATCCATAAGTCATATTCAAAAAAAGATTTACTAAAAATTATTGACGAATTTAAAATCCCTATAGGAGTTAATGAATCACATACTAAATTATGTGTCGCTACTACACTATGGAGTATTTTAGTAGCACTTCAATATATAGACATACCTCCTAATAATTCACTATTAGTTAAAGATTTACCAAGTTTAAGAAAGGCATTACAAATACCTAATCCAAGAAAACCTTATTCAGTTAAAGATAGAGACAGATATATCTTAACAGCCAAAAAAATAAATCATTACTGCGAGAATGGTTATGATTTAGAAAAATCATTATACACGGATATATTACAGATATATAATGACGCAGACGAAATTTCTAAATATGGTGATATACCTATTGTAAGAAAAACAATTAATAAATTAATGAAGGATATAAAGAGACCATATATTATTCAACCACAAGTATCCCCACATATATTAAGGGATATAGAACTGAAAAAATCATTGAATAAGAGATCAGTATATATGAAATGTAAAGTAAAACACGGACATTTCGTAATTAATTTTGATTGAATGCGGTAATTTCAAGATATTTTTTTTCTATGTATAAGTATAAAATAAATGGCGAATTTATCTGATAGTCCTATATTTAAAGTTTATGATGATTATTATACACCGAAATCTGCGTGGGAGAATATTAATCACCTCATACCTAAAGATAAAGTAATATGGGAGGCTTGTTTATTGAATTCATTTCAAAGTAAATCAGTAGAATATTTAAAGGAGTTAGGTCATAATGTCGTAGGGGATACTTCATTAGATATTCTTAAAGATAAACCTTTAGATAGTGATATTATAATTACTAATATCCCTTTTGATAGAGAATTAAAAGAACCTATTCTCAAGAGGCTTGTAGAAATAGATAAACCATTTATTATCATAATGAATAGTATGAATACTTTTACAAAATATTTAAGAGAAATATTCAAAGGTAATTTTCAACATTTACAAGTTATTACCCCCGACGGCAAAATTAATTTTATTAGATTAAATGAAGACGGCTCACTAACTAGAACGAAAAATTGTTCTTTCTATTGTATTTATCTAGCCTATAAAATGAACCTCAAATCAGAGGATTTATGGTTAGGTAAATAGAGATACAAAAAAGATCGACGAATTTAAGTTCTCAAATACATGTATCCCTTTTTTAAAATTATCTTACAACATTTTTTTTATATTGATTAAAATATAAAATGAGTAGTGATTATAACCCGAGCGACCCTATGGCTAAAAAATCAGTTTCTAAAGATAGATCGGCTCAACCCGATATTATCAATTTAAGACAATTACCTACTTCAACGGCTCAAGAGGTAGAAAGTGATATTCTCCGTCCAGTTGTTTTTTCTAGTGATAATACTTTTTGTCGTTTTGAATTAGAACCGAAAGGTTTTCTGTCGCCTTCTTCAAGTATTTCGTTAGGTTGTCAAGTGAAGACCAGTGATAATGTTTTAACCGCATTTTATCCATTATCGGTTGGAGTTCACTCACTAATACAAAGAGCCGTCCTCAAGACTTCTTCGGGTCGGGTAATTTGTGATATTGACGAATTTGGTTGGTTTAAGAGTCTAAAAAATGCGTTCTCTGACAATTCAACTCAAATGGAGAGAGAACAATACAAAAACGGGACTTGTCTGGCGTGGGGACCAGCCTACAAAGATGTTGATGACTCTGGCGACACTGACGGATTTGAAGCAAATACACAAGCAGACTTTTTGGCTCTCCAGAATGGTAAGGAGTATGGTGGTGAAGTGACGGACGGCTCGCGAGCGGGATTAACCCCTCATAAGTTTTCTATTGTGACGAGTGAAGCGAATCATAATTCATTATTCCCTACATTTTCAATCGCTTTACATGATTTGTTCCCCTTCTTGAAAACTGGTAATCAACTCCCCCTCTTTACAATGGGTAGTGATAGAATTCAAATTGAATTATATTTCACCCCTCCAGCGTCTCTGGAGAGAATGGTTCTCTCTAAAGCAGACGAGGGAGATACTGGTTTTGAGTTCCAGATAGACCAGAATTCGGTGGAGTTTATCAGCGACCACATTTTCTATCCGGGACAAATGGAGCAGTGGGCTTCTATGAATAAAGATTTGACATTTTCGTATTTTGACTATGTAATCTCAAGACAGCAAATTACCTCCGCCGCCGACGGCACAGACACCTCTAAGACGAATATTAGAAATATTGGTGGGGCTGGTCGCCTTGTGACGAGGTGTTATTCTGGCTACAAGGATCAAGCCGCCGCCCCCGATCTTGGTATATGTTCTCACTATGGAGCAAGGGGTCTTGTAAATACTGGAGACGCTGTTGGAGAGTTAGAAAGTAATTTATTTTATAATGAAAAGTTCTTGTTTCCCCAGAATGTTAAGAATGGGGCAAGACATTATCACAATTTAAGAGACGCAGAGAAGAGACAATTATATATCCCCCGACCGATTTATTCGGGTGGCGGACACGACCTCATACCCGGAGCGGGAGCGGGAGCCACTCTCCATTATGACGGCAGAACTCAAGACCAGTTGTTAGTAAACCAGTTCTATCAAGGGTGGAGACTTAATCACGGGGAGCGTGTC